AATGATTGCAGCTAAGTCAGTCGCTTTGTCAGCCAGTTTCGTGATGTACTTCCAACCCCCCATTATAGTGTAGTAGCTGTAGTATAATAAGTGTTGTGCTTACTGTATTCCGACAACGTCTTTGAACTGTGCCCACCCCCAGTCGAGTGGTGTCCAGACGCCAAACGCGTGTGAGACAGCATCGTCAGTTGCAATTGCCAAACCAAGCAGTGTCATTGTTGCACCGATACGTGGGTATCGAGGCCAGACGTATTGGAAGCCAAACCACGAAATAAGAATCCCACTGTAGAAGTGGTGTGGAGCAAAGATGTTTCCATCGGGAACCGATTCAGCGGGAAATATCATGGCGTTCTAAATACAACCTTCATTGTAAATGTTCCAAGTTCCCCACTCGATGTTTCATTCCAAGTTGCACTGAAGTCAGACCCATTTGTATTAACCGTAATATGATATGATGTATTACCTTCCCTATAGTAATCTACAGACTGTGATGTAAATCCTTCTAACGTCATATTGACGTTTGTGTTGTTTGTATTACTAAAGTTTGTAATACGTTCAGTAAAAATATTAAATGACTGACTAACACCATTAAGAGACTCAGATAACCTTAATCTTGGCGTACCCCCTCCCTCATTATTATCGTCACCCGAGGGCGTGTCGGTAACTGATACGTCGACAGCAATCTTTGAAACGTATGCTAAACTTTCGTCCCAATTACTAAATCCATTATCTACTGTTACTGTAAAATCATCTTTTGTAATCTCTTCATCAGTTGTCGCAGTGTAATTAATAGTTCCCGTTAGTGTTTTAGTTTCTGATTGTGCCATATTTTATCACCCAAAAAAGTTTGGAAAGATTCCTTCAGACCATACTGAGGACTCATTTTGCACTGTTTTTGTTGTCTTTTGCGATAGATCGGAAGCATCTTTTCCATCAACTGTATCTGCATCAAGTCCACCACCATCACCTTCACCGCTTGCAGTGACGTTTGATAGATCACTGAGTGCAATATCAGTTGATCCGCCGAGTGTGACTGAATTGCCTGCAACTGTTAGTGAATTATTTACAAGTTCAAGATTGTTATTCCCGTCACCCTGTATATCACTGCCAGCAAAATCAGACACGTCAACTGATAGTGACGTAGATGGGTTTTCAAGACTGAGATTTGAACCACCACCAGTTAACCCGTCTCCAGCAACAATGCTAATTTGATTTTGCTCTGTGAGAAGTTTCTGAAAGTCACCATTCTGCTGGACTTTTATTCGCCCATCCCCAATGTCGTACCACAAATCACCATTACGAGTACTGTCGTTATACTCACTTGCAACGTGGAACCGCCGATTACGAGCGTAGTTGCGAATATCACTAATTGTGTCATCAGACTCGACATCCACCTCAGCAATTGTTAGCGTCTCAGCGGGCGCTGAAGTAGTTCCAGTTTCGTCTGAGATGTTTCCATCTTGGCGAAGGAACAAAACGTCTGTGCGTGTCGTAGAGCCGCCATTTGACGACAGTGTGATTGTTGTGGAACCTACATTCGTCACCCGCTCGCCAGCGACGTAAGCAAGACTCGTTGCAGAAATGTTTACTTCTCCTACCCCACTACTCTGTGAGGCCACGAGTCCATTGTCGAGGACAAGGTCGCCCTCAATGTCTTCAACACGGTTTGCAATAGCATCATTGAGGTTTCCAACGTGCTTTTCGACACCGTTCCACAATGCGTCAAGGTGTTTTTCATTAACTTGATCGCCGCCCTCGTAGAAGAATCCTGTCGGTGGATACTCACCGACCTCACCCCACGATGGAAACTCGTTATATAAATCGCTCATTGTTTACCCCATAAAGGATGACGATTGCTTAACGTTCTAACTCTAAAATCGCTCATCTCGCTGTGTTTCATGTATGTAGTAGTCAGAGTTATTATTCAAGATCACTTGCAAGTGTCCCACCTGTTTCGATAGTGTCACTGGTTAAACCCTTATCTGGATCATCTGTTTCACCATCCACTCGTACCTCAAACGATCCTTCTTCAATTACCTCAACCGCGTGTCCTGCTGGCACACCGCTACCGAGAATATCGATCAACTCTTCCGCAGTTAGGTCGGACTGTTGGTACAGAGATCGTTGTCCACGAACGATTACCGTTGCAGGCGTAATTGGATACCTTGTCTCGAAGGATAGATTATCAACGTTTGTATCAAGAATTGACGCACAAAACTGGGTAAATTCATCAAACGTTGTTCCTGTAATCGAAGCTTGAATGGCTGCTTTGACACGAGCACGATATTTTTCATCAGATTCGTCTGTCTTCCGCTCTACGTCTGCCAGTTCGCCAAACTGATCGAGTGCTTCACCGCTGGCTGAATTAATGTGTTGCTGTTCGTAGATTCGTTCAATATCTGCATCAACACGGTCTGCCTCGGTAAGCAACGCGCTGACGAGCGAGTACATATTTGATTGGGGTGCAAAGTCGATTGGACTATCCCAATCCTGTTCAGCCGTATTAATATTCCTTTTTGGACTGATGAAATTATATACTTCAGAACCCCAATAGTAATCGTTACCCCATTCGTATGTTCCCCACCGTATAATGTCTGACATAATTTTATCTCCCTAATGTTAAAACGACTAATCACTATACCTCACTACCTATCGAAGTATATCGAGCTAATCTCCTCCTCGGTAGCGGTACGGTTCTCAAAATAAAATGTATTCCCGTCTCTGCTAATATTAAGTGAGCCGTCAGGACCAGTCGTCCCGTCCAGAACAGAATTGCCTTGATTGGTCGCATTGGTACCCACAAGCCCGTCAATTAGGTTATCAAACTCCGTGATGAAGAGAGCAACAGCTCCATCAGTCGTCGCAGAGACATAACTCAGAGCGCTCCCAGTGTTGAGTGTGACTGACGCAACCCCATCGTCAGGCACATTCTCATTAAACTCGTGGATACCCGTTGCACCAAGAGTTGCATCGCCAATATTCGCATCCTCTGTACTGATCGATTCAAAATGTGACGTGTTTGGAATTGGATTCGACTGAGTCCCAAGACTTTCATTAGACCCGTATGCAATGCGATTCCACGAACTACCATCACCAATATATACTGCTCCAGTATCTGTGGCGACAAATTTAGCATCTACATCAGGATTGTAATCACTACGATTTGCCGCAACATCTCTGATTTCAACAGCATTGTCCAATGTGTCGAACAATGTGTCAAATGTTTCTGTATAGTCGGTATCTCCACGGACTGGGACTTCCCAGTTGTGCAATGTCGTTTGTCTACTCATTATTGTTCCCGTTTGTTAATTGTAATGCTGCTTGCATCAGTCTGCCCAACTTCACTTTGTCCAATTTGGACAACGTTAAGCCCGTCAATTGTTTGTGTCGATGGTGTCGTTTCGATTGGATCACCGTCGACAGATTGGTCGAGTCCAACGACACCATTTTCTTGCCCGACGACGATATCAGTAATGCGATCTATGATGACATCCTCGCTGACGCCAAGGCCAACACGCTCAGTTTCATCGGTTAGTATTCCACCAATGTATTCAACTATCTGATCTTTAATATCGTTGTCACCAACGTATGAATCGTTGATGATGATATCGAGCGTAATATCGATACTAATTTTCGATGGTCGGCTAAACTCAATGTCGCGCTGTTGGCTGTTTGACTCTGCTGTAATCGTTTTGGTGACAGATGTCCCGTTTGCACCGCTGTAATCGCGTGCTGTAACAGCCTTCTTATCAAAGATACTTCGTGCAACAGCTTCATCTTCACCCCCGAACACGACAACTTCAAATGAATATGGTGGCAATCCGCCACTACCAGTATTATCTACACCAGTCTTGTTTTCGTAGATCGTTACTGATGTGACCCCCTCAGTGTTGTTGATCAATTCTGCAACAATCGCATCATGTGTTGCATCGCCACCGCCTGTGACAGTGTCTTGTGCCCTGCTGCGAAGTTCTTCATCACTTTCTTCATCTTCTCCAAGAATAAATAAAGCACCATCGCGGTCGGTGAATGTGGTTGTCCCAGTTGGATATAGATTTGTTGTTGCAGCAACACCGCTGGTCGGAGACGGGCGAGATGTGATTGAGTTTGGCCCAACGTTCCCATCTTCACCGCCGATTATTGCACGAATGTTAGCAGAAACAGCAGACGTAGTGTAAAAGTCAAACCGCTTTGTTCCAGCAGCGTCACTGCTTTTAAATCCGCAAACGCCTTCGGAAATATTTGTGTCAGAACCGCCAAGCGTTGCAATATCGGAGTTTCCATCATTGACTGTAATGCCAATATTGTCAGTAATCGACCAATCCCACGTAATTTCATACCACTGCTCGCCAATACTGACATTTTGTGTATGTACTGTATAGCTTGCACTTACTGGGCCAGACGCTTGAAACTGTTGTACGCCTGTTGCATTTTTGGCGTTCCGTCGCTGAATCCCAATGAGTGACACAACCCGATCAAGGTCTTCCCCCGTCGCAGTATCGAGAAATGCAGCATTGTAGACATCTTCCAACGACTGTTCTTGATTTTCACTTAAGACTGTTGCTAACGATTCTGTCAGTGTCGTAAAAACACTTGATTCCGTTAGGTCAATATCCTCACCAAACTCAACTTGTAGCTCGTCTTCTAATGCACGACGAATAGCCCCGCTTGTTAATTGTTCATAATTTCCGTTAACAACTGGCATTATACATCAGCCTCAATAGTAAAGTTTTCATTTTGTGTTGTTTGAATAGCTATTTCGACACGACCAATATTTGGGTCAAACGACTCAATATCAATAGAACGAACGTCTGCAATTTGCTCATCCTCGTTAATTGCTTGCTCAACTTGGCTTTCCAACAGTCCTAACTGAGTCCCGTTAAGTTGCTCACCAACAAAATCAATCGTTATTTCAAGTGCGTCGAGTGCAAGCGATTGTTCAAGTTGTCGAATACCGCCCTGTGTCGCTAAGTCATTACTTTGATCAAGACGAATATCAAGATCGTCTGTTAGCTGTAAGTCTGTTGGGTATTCGACCATAGTCTATATATGTAGTAGTCAGAGTTACACGACGGAGCCATCTGCATCGACCCAATTAGTACCATCATACCAAATTGGCTGTCCGAGGTCAGTGTCAAAAAACTCTTGTCCTTCTACTGGATTGTTTGGCCTGTCAGATGTGACCCCTGTTTCTAAGACAATGTTTTTTCTCTCATTTTGTCCAAAATCAATCGATCCATTCTTATTGATCTGAATGTACCCACTTTCATTACCAAGACGAATATCACCAGGCTCGTATTGTGGAATCTCAACTTCCTCATTACGAACACGATCAATTGGATACCACGAGCCTATTACCCACGGTTTATCAGCGTCATCAAACAGTACAGCTACATCAGTACCTTCTTTTGGTACCCATACTGACCCAATCGTGGGTGTCAGTACGGGTGCTACAAATGCTGTATTATCTTTTGCCATTTGCACGCGGACTGTGTGAAAGCCATTTCCTTCAGGGTGAGCGTAGGCTTCAATAACTTCCCCTTTTGCAATTGGCATTTGAATGTCTTTTTGTCTATCTGTTGGGTCTGACGTGTACGGATTTGTTGGATTATCTTTAGCCATCTTGCCCCCTGTATTCAGACTCTACTGACAAGAACTCATCTCGGACTGCAATACTTACACCAAGTTCAGTTCTGAATTGCTTCCCATTTTTATTTATATGTTTGACACTGTTTACTTCCCACGTTACTGGATCAAAATCAATATTTTGGTAATTACCATCACATGCAGGTGTACTGACAATGTAATCTCCTGGTACGATGTTTGGCTCCCCACGAATCGTTATCGATCCTTCTGTCGTTTCAGCCAAATGTTCACGAAACTCCTTTTTCGCTTGCTGCTCTACACCGTCAAGGAATATTTTATCACTTTCAACTGGCTTTGTTGTGTACTCAAATCCGTTTGCACGTTCGAGTAGCGGATCGTACGTTACTTTTGCATACGGATATGATTTTGAGTATGGGCCAGATGTGAGACTCTCAGTAAAGTCTTCTGCAAGTCCAAGAAAGTCACCCTCTGCTGCTTCTTTCGTCGCCTCTCGAAATGCTGTCGACTCGCCAAACACTTCAAGTGTATTAAATGGTTTAATATCAACAAGTGCGTTGTTATCCAACGTATTAATTCTTGCATACTCAGTGTAGTTATGTTCTGGAAGAAGATTTTGAAACTCACTGAATCGCTCATCAATATTTTCTGGAGCGACAGTAATATCAAATCGCTCTAACACTCGTGATATTTGCTCACGTCGCAATTCTTGCCAATCATCTGCAATAGCGTTGTCGACAAAATATCGACGTGTTAGTGATTCAACACCAGCAGTCTGACGATAATTTGTGCCGTCAATAACCAACTGTGGGCCTTCTGGTGTTGGTTCAAAAAACCATCGAGCATCGATAAGTGACGTAATCCAATCCATTACATCAACCATGTTGTGACGGTTTACTTGGAATCGCTTTTGACTTTTACCGAAATTGAAGACATTCTGCAATGCTTCATAGCCATCACCGTCAAGTGCATTACCAATAAGCCCTGTCACACTATTTCTACTAATATCAAGGGGGCCAAGTGAAACACCAGTATTACCACCACCAAGCTGGACACCAGCCTGGAAATTAGCCACTTCAATACTTATCCCAAATCCGTCACCTTCCCCAACATCTGATTCGTTCGAGTCACTTTTTTGCTGTACACGATCTACCTCACCAAGAATTGCAGTCGGGATTGGGCCATCAAATACTGACCGATTTTCAAGTCCAACATTGCGTCCAGTTTCATCTGTTCCGCGAAGAATAAACTCAATTACCTCGTTAATATTTGGCTCAGCCCACCCTTTCGAAACGTTAATCCCACGCATTAAATCGGCTGGATCATACACATAAAATTTCCCTGTTCCACCGTCACTGGGGCCAACACCGCCAACGTAACCAAAATGCTCGACAACCCACCGATCTACGTCTTCATCGTAGACAAAGATGCGGCAGGTGTCGTACGGATCTTCTTGTTCTGTTAACGTATTTTGTGACCGAAACCCGTTAATAAAGTCAATAACACCTTCGCCACCCCACTCAAGTGGAAATGTTACTTTTGCGGTACGTGTAATAGATGCTGGCCCATCTTTATCCATCCATTGTTCTACTTCTGTAACAGGAATACGTACCCACTGTTCTTTTGTCCTTGAATCGGGAATTTGATCAGGTTCAAAAAGTTTTTCTTGAAGCGGTGCAGCTTCTTCCTTAGTTCTCTCCCCTACCGCTTTTCCGATAATTCCTTCAACGAAGTCTTCACCAAGTGCTTCAACATCTTGCTTTACATCGACTACAACGTTAGGATATGACGGTGGTTCATCTGCCTTACACGAAAGATCCACGTCTGGCTCTGGCAACGTTGGGTGACTTATTCCACCAAACCCTTGATCTACTGGGCGTTTACTTCCCGTGATGGTAGATTCTTGAAATTCTGCGGTGCTCATGTTGTTCGTTTTAGTTCAAGTTGAAAAGTAAATGCAAGTTGTTCTTCTGCGCTGCCAGTTTCTTGATATGAAACAAGATCAGCAGATTGTGTAACTGTCGCTCGTTTGACTGCGACTTGACCGTTTTCAACGTCAGAAATTAACGTGATTTCTTGACCACGCTTTAGTGATTTTAATTCGTCTTTTCCATCACTCGTGACAACACCATTCATTGTGATGTCAGGATTTTTATCACCAGTTCTTCGAGTCTCAGATTCACCACACACTGTTGTTGTCGTATCAGATTGCCCTTCGTTATCGTATTCTATTTCTTCAACAATAGCTGGCTCAAATCGCTCAACGCCACGTTGATTTTCGTCAGGCTCCGATGGAATAATGGCAACATCGTGTGAGTACAAATCACGACTGATAACTTGCCCATCTTCAATTATATTAATAACTGGCATTAATTATTTGACCCCGTTGTACGTCCTGCACGGAAAGTTGCATAGCGTGCATCACTTTTATCAGATGACCGATCACCGCTGGACTCAATTGTAATAGAGGTATTGTTCTGTGTCATGTTTGCCGCACCACTTCCATCTGGCGCGTTTTTATAAGGATTAAAGCCGCTCGTTCGTGAACTAACTCTGTCAAATTCTTTCAACGAATCTGTTGCATCACCAATAGAATTAGACAGCCCGAGGAACGAGCCAGCCATGCTGAGTATTCCACCAGCAAGTACGCCACCACTAAGGAGGCCGAGCACACTCACCAATCCAACGGCAGCACCAGTTGCAGCACGAGCACTTAATGCAAATGTGCCAAGTGCCTTAGAACTCATAAGAAGGTTTCTGATAAAGAATACCAGTGATCGAATTGCGCTGGCAATTGCTGTCGATCCAAAAGCAGTTGTCATAGATGTAGCTAATGCGACACGGCTTATGTATGCAAATAGTGCTTGTCCAGCACGGTACAGACCAACAACAGCAAAGTGTACAAGTGTTCTGTTCAGTAGCGATACAGCCGTCGCAAGGACCAACGAGGCTGCAATGATGTGTCCCATTGTACCATCAAGTAGGCCAAACAATGTAATAATTTCCCAAATAACACCGATGGCTTCAAGAATCATGTTGGTCCAAAATGCAAACTGAATACCAATCTCAACGATTGTTGGAAGTGCGGCGACAATGGTCTGAATTAGTTCCGCAACAACTGGCGTGGCTTGAACTGTAAGGCGTGTGAGTTGCCGCAGAAACGCGTTAAAGTTATCGCCAATGGCTTGGCCGATGTCTGCAAGCAACGGCGCTAACGCTTCCACAAACGCTGCAAGCGAACGTAAGGCTGATGGGAGAAAGTCCATCACAAAGTTACCAAAGTCACGAGCCTCGTCTGTCAATTCCATCAGCGCATCGCCTTGGTTGGCAATTTGCTCGAAGAATGGGCCAAGTGCGTCAACAGCGTCTTCAAATAGTGGTTGTAGTCGCTCAGCCAGTGGTGTAAACGCATCTAAAAATTCACGTCGAATATCTTCAAAGACCTCTGTCAGATTTTCCATCTGAAATTCTCCACCTTCCATCGCCACACCAAGTGCACCGAGGCCACCAAGTGCAGCCAGCGCACCAGCAGCAGTGACAGCCGCCGCAGCAAGACCATATATTGCTGTGGCGACGGCAGGCACCGCACCGACCATGATGACGAGCAGTGGTACTAATGTTGCAAACAGGTTATGAATATCAGACATTCGGATGTTAAAGTTGCTAATCCGCTCTCTGGCTGTTCGCAACTGTCGCGTCACACCACGAAGACGTTGTCGAAACTTTCCAAATGGTGAATCAGGCCCATTTGCACCACCACCTCTGTCTGGCATACTGACAGGAAAGTTTAACCCACCGCCCTCTGGAATTGACTCAAAGACGGCTTGGAAAAACGAGCCTTGCATTGCACCACGGCTAAGCGACGACGTATCAACATCGCTGTCGATATCCAGTTCCGTGGTTTGTTCAAACGCACGGATTTGTGCACGTGCTTGCTGCAACTCACGTGTCAGCCCATGAACATTACCACGGACGCTAATCCCTTCAGCACCACGAGCATCGACCTGCCGAATCTTATCAGCAACGTCTTCCAATTCCTCTTGCAGATCTTTCAGACTCGCAACTGCCTCTGCGACACTTGCCGTCACTTCGATGCTAATATCTTCGATAGATGCCATATTAGAAGTTTTGTGTTGCGTTGTTGAAGCGATCTGCTTTGTTCATGCCCGCTGGCTCGTTGTCTTCAGGATCGTCTTGGTGATAATCTTTTGCCAGAATATATACGAACCGTTGCATTGGCGTACAGTCTTGTGGTGAGGTAAACAGTTTTCGTCCGTTATCGTGAAGGAGATACATTTCCTCACCCATGTCAGACTGTGCCAGCTCCTTTAGTTTCCCTTTTCGTCAAGTGTGGCGCTGAGGACACGAATACCGATTGCAAACGAGGTAAAGTCAACAGAGTCAGCAAGCATCTCAGGAATGACATGGTCGTTGATGTACTGTCGAGCGTCTTCTTCACTCGTCCCACCGTACTTGTCACGGATTTCGTCGGGGAACGACCGTAATGCATGACGAAGGTCTTCACCGTCTGGCTCGACACCGTATTCTGCTGCTGTCCGAATACCATCGTAGGTTTCCCACGACAGTGTCTCGAACATGTCAAGTTCGTCACTGTCGATCTCTTCAGTTAGCTCATTCAGCCGTTCCTCATCTTCTTCAGTTAGCTCACTTTTTTCCTGTAGTTCACGATACTCTTCCATCGTGTCTTCAGGGAGATCGGCGTCAAGCTCGTCAAGTTCGTCCATGTCAATTTTCGACATGACTTCCCAAAACTCAGGATCGACAAGCTGACGAACAGTTAGCTCTTGTACGTCACCATCAACCTCGACGTTGATCTCTCCACGCCACTCTGCCCCCTTTTCGGTCTTCTCACGTGTCTCAAATAGGTCACTCATATGGGATACTCATGTATGTAGTAGTCAGAGTTATTCAGATCGATAAAAAAAGTGCCGCGTTATCCTTCGTTGACGATATTGCGCTTTTCAGTAGCCATCCCTTCAACTTCCATCTCAGTGGGATCGCCAGACGACGCACTCACGTTACGTGTGCCAGCCCATGCCCCAGCCAGTTCGATTTCAAGTTCCTCGAAGATTGCGACAATTTCAAGTTCTTGGGCCGTGTTTTCATTGTCTGTGTCGACAATGCCCGCAAAGACTTCTGCATCCTCACCTTGGATGGTAAAGTCAAAGGCATACTCAATGTCACCTTTTGAGATGCCTTTCGGTGTGCGTCGACCGACACCAGACAGTCCTTCAAGGTCTTCTTCTTCATCGAGATTAAATTCATCGACAACAACAAGTGCTGTACTTGCTACTTCTGTGCTCCCCGTTCGAGAGCCACTTTCATCACGCTCAACACGGCTGATGATCAGATCTACGTCATTCGCGTTTGTTGGATACCATGTCATATCAGTTCACCTCGTTAATTCGCCCCACCGTTCTGGACAATATCACCGACAGTAATCGTCACGTCAACCACGTCGATCACACCAACCACATCAATTCCGATGTCGACAACTGCTTCAAAGTCGTTGGCACCTTCATCAACACTGACGAAGAACGCTTCAAGGAGGTCGTCTTCGACAAGCTCGTTGAACGATGTACGGTGAGCAGCTTCGAGTAGCGAGCGGTTCTCAGGCGTGTTCCGATCACCAATAAAGTCATTAGATAGCTCCTCGGAAATCTGAGTGACCTCATCGATAATCTCAGACGCGTAAATACGCTCGAAGCGGCTTTCTGTTGACGTGTTCACGTCTTTAATAACATCGACAGTGCCACGCTGCTTGATCGGCATGACTTGACTGTCGATCAGAGTCGTCACCTCACTATTCGTGTAGTCAGTCCGAAGCGACACAATGCCGTTGACTGCTTCGGCAGTCAGCGAGTCACCAAGCGACTGCCCTGCTTGTGCGCCAGCAACAGCACCACACAGACGTACCTCTTCAGTCTCTGCGGCATCGAGATATCCACGTGAAGCGGCTGTAATTGCGATTCGGCGGTCGTCAATCGAATCACTGTAACCGCTTGCCGATGACTCTGGCATTGCACCGCCAAATCCGTGACTAAAGTCAAAGTCTTGATCGAGCGTGTTTAGCTCACCAAGCAAATCGTTAATCACAGACGGTGCTTCTGTCAGTGCAGCCACAGTTCGTGGAACCTTTTTCACCACTTCAGTGATTGCGCCTTCGTAGTCGCCATAGTCGTACTGAATGTCGTACGTAGTTCCCGAATCACCTTCAACGGTCCCGTCAACAGGGTTGACATACACTTCTGTCCCACTAACCGTTTCGCTTGCGGGATCATAAGAAATGTTTACATCGTTGCCGTTATTGTCAGTGATTTCGTGCTCAGGCTGCACATTCGGATCAAATGCAGG